TTAATAACGAAACATCAATTGGTCAATATGGTATGCCCGGTGAAGAGTCAATAATTAACTTAGTACAAGTTGATAAACAACTTAACGATGTTAGAAATATTGAACTTGTAGGTGCTTCTCTTAGAAATGTAGGAGCCGTAAGTTATGATATTGCTGATGGTTCAGGTGATGTATTAAGCTTTGATGTAACCTTTGCATTTCACTTCTATAGAGACTTTGCCCTTTCTTAACTACACTCGCGATTAAATATTATTAATGGCGTTTGAGCAGCAAGATTTTCTCGATAGGTATAGCTATAGTGAAAGGTTCTTTCTTTCGCATCCCTTTCTTTGGAAGATAGAATTTCTATATGAGGGTGCGGATTTAATACCTAACATTAATAAGGCTATTACTAAAGCGTATAAGCAAGACGCAAACAATTGGAAAGCTTCCACAGAACCAGATTCTTTTACTGAAAACGGTAATATATTAGTAGCCAGAACAGTTAACGTTCCTAACGAAAATTCTCAATTTGATCTCGCTGGTCAGCAAAATATGGGAGGGTTCTTACCTGGTTATGCTTTAAACAAAAGAGCAGACTTCTTATCTAAAAACTTGGCTATAAACTTTTTTGATACTGTTGATGATATTGAACATTTCTTCTTTAGACCCTGGATGATAGCTTTAGGTATAGATGGGTTACTAGAGAGAAATTTATTATGTCCTAAAGTTGTATTAAGACAATATGACAATAGAATGCGTTTACGTAAAGGATATGAATTCAGTGAAGTCTTTCCTACTAATGTAGAAGGTTATCAGTTATCTTATAATGATGAAGAGTTTCAAGAAAAGTCAGTTACTTTTGCATTTAGAGATTATAAGCCTTTACCTATAACTGGAGCAGCTTTACCTTTTGCATTTTAGTAATAATTAATAGTATGCAATGTGAGTTTAAACTTCCTAACGGTAAGGAAGTAATTACTAAAGAGTTCTTATTTAAAGACGTTAGACAGTTCTTTTATAAATCTTCACTTGAGCATAATTTAAGTAGATTAGAAGATTTTATTATTACCGAAAATCTAAATGCTTTAGAAAAATTTATAACTCTTCTATATCTTAGAGAAAGATGTTTAAAGAAAACTTTTAATATCAATATAAACGGTACAGATAAAGATGTAAGTATAGATTTAGTAATAAAAAATTTTGATGAGATAATTGATATAAGAGAGGAAAGGGAGGTAGGTGATCTTAAATTAGTTTTGGACTATCCATCAAAATTTTTAGTTAATACAGATAATATCTTTAGTGTAATTAAAGAAATAAAGATAGGAGATGATGTTATGGATTTAAGCAATGTATCCAATCAGGAACTTATTGATATAACTAATAATTTACCTACTAATGTTCTTACAGTAATAGATCAGTTTGTAAAAGATAATAAGCATGCTCTTGAATATACTCTAATTCCTAATAATAATGATTACCAGATTAGTTTTTTAAATGCATCCCCTTTCTACCTTTTACAAAATCTGTTTAAATGTATAGATGAATATGCTTATAGAGAGTATATCTTTGTCTTGAGTAAGAGAATAAAGGATGTATCGTTTTTACTAAATAGTACGTTCACTGATATTTTAGATTATATGGATCTTTATATGCGCGAAAATGATGATCAAAACGATAAAGTTGCAAATTTAGATAACTAGTTAAATAATATCATGAGTACTTCGACTTCAGATTTCATTAATAAACTTTCTGAGCTCAAAAAAGAGTTTAAAGTTTTTCTACCTTCTATTAAGAAAGAAGTAACAGCTAAGCAAATTAACTTAAAGCAACAAAAAGACATTATATCTACTGCAGTTAACGGTGTTCTTGGCGCGTTACAATTTAGTAAGGCTGTAAATGAATTAATTATTCAGAATGTGGATAGTGATAATATGTTTACATTTGATAGAGTACCAGCATTGTTAGCTTTAAGAGTTGAGTCTTTGGGAGATAAGATCAAACTCGATAGTGGTGATATTGTTTCATTAAACGATTCACTGGAGAGAGCAAAAGATGTGCCTCCTTTTGATTTAGTTAAAAAGGTTAAAATAGGTTCTATAAAGGTTGAATTAAGAATACCTTCATTACAAGAAGAGAATGTAATTTTAAAACGGTGTATTCAGGAGATAGATAATTTAAAATCAGAAGATCTTTCTAAAGCTATGGGATTAATTTATATCTTTGAATTAATAAAAACTATTAAGTCTGTAGAAGTAGAAGAAGAAGTAGTAGACTTTAATGAACTTAAAGTTGTTGATAGAGTTAAAATAGTAGAACAATTACCTTTAGAGCTTTATGATGATATTACATCTTTTTTAAGTCCTATAGTTAAGTTTGAAGAAAATATATTAACAGTTAACGAATCTATTATACCTGTTGATACTTCATTGCTTGATGCCACTACTAGCGCATAAATATATATGTGGCTGATTTTTTCAAAACATTAGGAAACGTAGTATCCGGGGAAACCATAGGAGGTGCTGCAGATAAAAAGATTTTAAAAAAAGTTAATCCTGTCTTAACTAATAATGAGAAAAGACGTATAACTAATGAATCTACTATTGCTGCAGAAGCTTTCTTTAATGTTCAGAGAAAAAATAAAAAGGATACATTTGGTGAAACGGCTCGAGCTTCTACTCCAGCAGGAATGGCTAGAGAATCGATTCAAAAAAGTAAAGATGAAAAGCCTAAAAAACTTAAATTTCCTTTATTGCTAGCTTTAGGTGCAGGTATTACAGCATTTGCTGCTTGGATTGCTGACTTTATAGGACCGGTGGCTGAGTTTATAGCTAAAACTTTGCCTAAGCTTTTTAAACCGATGGCTAAGTTAGCAGGAGGCTTTTTTAAAGCTATGAAGGGAGGTAAGTTAGGTAAAGTGTTAGCTGGGTTAGCGAAAGGCATAGGGGGTAGGTTATTAAAATTTGGTAGGTTTATTCCTGTAATAGGTTCACTTTTTAGCTTTGGATTTGGAATAGCTAGATGGAAGAAAGGTGAATATATTCCTGCAGTATTTGAATTTCTTTCTGGTATCTTAAATCTTCTTCCAACTGGCGTAGGTAATATTGCATCCTTAATTATTGACGGTGGCTTACTGCTATATGATCTAAATAAAACTGAAGGTGAAGAAGAAGGTGTTGACCCTACCGGAGGTCAATTTAATATGTGGGGTAAGATAAAAGAGTTTGCTATGAAGTTACCCGGTATACAGAATATTATTTCATTAGGAAAAGGTATAGGTGCAATATTCAGAGGGGAATGGGCTGAAGCTGGTGAACATTTTAATGAAGCTCTACCATTTGTTGGAAGTGTAGTATCGTGGTTAGCTAGTGCTGGAGAAAGTATTGCAAAAGGTACAGGATTTGCGTTAGGTAAAGCAGGTGATTTCTTTGGTTCTGTTAAAGATAAATTTGTAGGTATATTTACTGGTATTGTTGATAATGTTACAGGAGGATTAAAGAGCTTTGGTAAGAAGTTTAGTACTGTAGGTGCAGGAGTTAAAGCAGCATTTAGCGCATTAGTACCTGGTGGCGAATCTCCTATAGAAGCTTTTAAGAGAGTTGTATATGCAGATGACTTTGCAAGGTTTAACGACGGTACATTAGTAAACTTTAATAGTAGAGATGATGTAGTAGGGATGAAAGAGGGTGGCACACTATCTAAATTAATTAAAGGCGCTGCTACAGAGAGTATTACTGTTAAGGATGTTTTTGATAAAGCTGTTGCTAACGAAGTTAAAAAATCTAATCAACTCTTAGCTCAGTTAGTTCAACTTACAGCACAAATGGGAAAGTCAGGTAATGGTAGTACTGTACCTGTGGTATTACAATCTCCTGCTAATAATGATATGCCAGGTTCAATGGAAGGTCCTTCATATAACGATGCTAAAACAAACTTCCTAAACTCAGCATATACTATGCAGCCAACCTAATTTAAAGGATAAATAATAATATGGCTAGATATGATGATATACGTAATGGAACAGGTGTTAATGCAACCCCTGGTGTATATGACATCGTAAAGGAGTACGACTGGACTTCAGTACCGAGAACCTCAGACTTACGTAATGAAGCCCCGTCAGCATATATAACTGCTTACGAATTAAAATATTCACAGCTACGTTCGTTTGTAGATGGTTATATGAATATCTTATCACCACAAAATAATGCTGGTTCATATACAAATAGTAAGAATCCAGGTTTAGATTTTTATAAAGGTTTATATACAGTTAAAAATGGTCCTATAGCTAGATTAAATTTTCCGTTTTTTGAAGATAGCTTTAGATCATTTAGTACGGAATTTGCTGATACCTTTTCACCTATAAGTCAAAGAGGTGCTCAAATGTTTGGAGGTCAAGCAATCCAAGGATTAGGAGGAGCTGCTGAAAGTATAGCAGGAGGGGGATTAGCAGCGGTAAATGCTCTTGCTTCATTTGGTGATACAGGCAATAGCGGCAGTCAATCATTAGCCGATAAAGTAGCTAAGACGGCATCAGGAGCAGCTACTGGGGTAGCTAAAGCATTAGGCTTAAATCCTGGTAGACAAACTATTGGTACTCCTGGTTCGTATATTGAAACACCTAAGTTTTATCAGTATAGTAATACTGATAACGGATTACAGGTAGGATTTACTCTTTCTAATACTTTAGAAGATGATTCAATTGATAAGAACTTCAAGTTTATTTGTGACTTTACTAAGATGAATAGACCTTATAGATATGGTCCTATAGGAATGGATTTTCCTGCTATTTATAATTTAGTAGTACCAGGTTTAAGATATATACAATGGGCATATTTAGAAAATTTTGAAGTAAGTATGCTCGGAAACAGAAGGAAAATTGGTTCTAGAGTAATACCTGAAGCATATGTTTGTAATTTTACTTTTAGATCGTTAACTGTGGAGCCTGCTAACTTCGTTGAAGAGATATGCGACAATAGAGACGCTTTTGGTGATTTTGATAGATATTCTGCTAATCAAGCTAAAGAAGAACTAGGCTTTCAAAAGGGTAAGTATCAAAGAGAAAGAGCTTTAAACAAGAGATCTAATCTAGCTAGAGCTATTCAAAATGGAGAAGCTCTACCTAATACTCAGCCTAATATCCCCCTTGTAGGTCCTAATACGGGTGAGAATGTGGTATTCCCTGGTGTTACAGGAACTAGAGAAGAAGCAGAAAGACGGGAGGCGCAACGCCAAGCAGATGAAGCAAACCAAGTTCGGGAGGCAGAAGAACTTGCGCGAAGCGTTACATATGGATTAGGAACAGCTCCAAGACCAGTCGCTGATGCAAGCTCCTTCTTAACAGCAGCAGGTACTGGGGGAGGTACTTTAACATTTAGTACGGATGATCTGGTTTCAGGTGATAGGGCAAACATGAGCGTGTCATTAGGCCCTCCTATTGGTGCTAATTTAAATTTAAGTGATGTATACGGGGAGGGACCTACACCTGGAGTTACTAAAGTTCAAGCATTAGATGCTGGTGGTAATACAGAATTGCAGAAAGTGTATAATCGACAAGCTGCAGAACAAGAAAGATTTAATTTTTTATACCCTGATCAAAGTAGCGGTGGCGGCGATGGCGGCGGCGGCGGTGGGGGATTTTAACCTTAATTTATAAAATGAGCTTAACAGGAAAAACAGGACAATATCAAAATCAGGTAAAAGCTTTACCAAGCTTACCTTTGAATCGCTATGAGCGTATATTTAAATTGTTTACTCAACCAACAAATGGTAAAGAGTTTTACTTTTATAATATACTTAACAAGATGGAGTTTCCAGATAACATTGATAGCTCGTTATTAGATACACATAATGTACTTAGTAAACAAGCTTTAACTACCACATCATATGACATATACGGTGATATTCATAGTTGGTGGATTATATATTTGTTGAATAAAGAAACTATCGGCAACAGCTTTTTCGCTGAAGGTGGGCAGCAGCTTACCTTTATTAAACCAAGTAAGAGGGGTTTAATATACCAGCAAATAACTGAAGCTACTTTAAGATAATGGCTACTGCTTCTAAACCAATAGATGACGAATCATTTAAATTTAAACTAAATGGTTCAGATTACTTTTGCTATTTCTTACTTTCAGGCAACGAAGACGCACTTGCTCCGGATGCTTTTACAGGAAGGAAAGTAGAAGAGGGTATATTGCTAACTAAATCGTCTATTATTAGTTTAGATATTCATGAAAACTTTTTTACTCCTGAAATAGTCGGTTCAATAACTATTAATAATCCTTATAATTATATAGAAAATGAATTAGTAACTAATAATGATACCGGTGAAAACTATCTTCATATAGAATTTATAGATTATGAAACTTACAAAGGAGCAAACAGACAAGTAAATGGATTGAAATATTCTTTTGTTTTGCAAGATGAAAGCAATAGCATTTCTAAAACTGATAGATCTAATAACTTTAAAACATATGCATTAATAGATAAAAACTTTCATCGCTTGAATAGAGAATCTGAGCCAGGAGCAAGATACCCTTCTTCTAATAAAACATCAAACCCTAAAGAATCATCCGGTGTGCCTATAGGTGATATTATAAAAGATGATATTTTTAAAAAGGTTTTTGATAATAAAAATATGATCGATGAAGAGTTTTTTACTCCCGGTAGTCACTTAATAAATGGAAATGATGGTGCGTTTCCGAATAACATTGAACATATTACACCTGGACTACATTGGAGATACTCAGATGCTTTAAAGTATCTTTTGCGTTTTAACTATTCAATAACACAAAGCCAAACTTTACCTGTACAGCCGTTTTTACAGTATAATAGAGATACTGAAAAATATACATATCTACCTTTAGATCATTATTTTGTAAATAATGAAAGTTTAACTATTGAGGCAATGGGTGTGGGAGATCTTCAAGGTGATGGTACGGGTGGTGAGAATTCAAATAACCCTGTAAGTAAGGACAAAGATGACGAGAATCCAGTACCTTTTAACACTTACCAGGGTATGCTTCATAATACCAATTTAACCTCACCTTTTACAACATATACCAACGAATACTTTCACAATTATATAGTTAAGAGTAGTAATAATATGTTAGGCTCGGAAGAGAGTGAAGTTATAGAATTAGTGGATGTAGTTGATAATTGGAGAACATTATTCGTTGATCGATTTAGATGTGTAGGCGGGGCTCCGGAACCATACATTCCTTTTTATGATAATAAAAATCGACCAGTAAAGCCTTTTTCATTACCTAATTATAAATTTAGTGATTGTAAAAACTTAGTTACAGCACAAATGGTTTCAAACTTAACGTTTTATAATCTCCAATTAACATTAGATGTTCCCGGTGATACTTTTAGAAGACCAGGTAAATTTTTAGATGTGTTTAAACCAGGAGCTCAAAAGGATGTTTCGGATGCTAAATTATTAGGAAAGTGGTTTATTACTAGCGTGCACCATAGATTCTTTAAAGATAAATATCAAAACGTAATGATTTGTGTAAAACCTTATGTAGGTCCGGAGAAGCCTGATGATGCATCTTTAGATCCAGGTATATTGAACCGACAACAGCAAAGAGGTGGAGGTGGAGGGCTAGCCCCGTTAGATCAAAATTATGGACTCGCAGCAGTATAGATTAACAATATAAAATTATGGCAGAATTATTACCAGATATGGTTGTTGAAGCTACTAGGTTAAGTAATACCGGTAACAGATCAGCGTGTGTAGATCAATTAGTTAATAAGCTAACTAAAGACGTTAATGGCTTTTTTAATGTTAAGGCACAAGTTCTTAGATCTCTTTTTGTTAGTAGAAAGCAGTTTGAGAATTTAATTGAAAGAGATTGTGATGGTAAATTAAACGGTCAATTTCAACATAATTATTCGGAATCTGATTTAGATTTCATGGAAAACTATTTAAAGATTTTTGAATTGGGATTAGATCAATTAGAAGACTTTATAGGAATGCTTCAATCTGCTGAAGGACTTTTAAAATTAGATGAATGTACTATTCTTTATTATTTACGTCAACTTCTTAATGGTCCTTTTGCTTGCGCGGCATATGATCTATCTAAGCTAGCTTCTGGGGAGAGTATAAATTTATTAGCTTCTGTAAGTGATGGAATAGGTACATTGGGTAATGCTGTAAGAGGTAATATATCAACTACAGTATATGGATTAGAACCATTTAATGCAGCTTTAGATTTATATAATAATCTACCTCCTTATATGCAAGAAAACATACAAAAGGGGACTAGAGCGGCTACTAACGTCTTTAACTATAATTTTGAAAATAGTGTTTTTAATGATAATACTTTACCCTTTATAGATAAATTTCCCAAGTTAAGAGTTAACAATGAATTTTCACAAGGCTTTACTGATTTTGCTTCTGCTTGTCTTAATTTAAAAGATATATCTTTGTTTAATGATTTAAGAGATATATCAAATGATATCTTTGGGACTATAAAATCAGCTTTAGGAGTTGCTGGTAATAAACTATTTGAATTTAGAAAGTTTGTAAATTCTTTTTATATACAAGGTAGCGAAGCATTTACTATTTTAAATGGGGTTAATAGACTACTAATATCTTTAGATAAAACTGAATACACAGTTAAGAATAGAGTAATTCAACAAAAATGTGAAAGTGCTTTAACTAGTATATTAGGATTTCCAATAACTACTGATGAAACTTATGATTTACAAATTCAGCTAGATGATGGAGTATATGATTTATATACTTTAAATGGTTTGTTTGGTGGGACTGATGGTAGAACAAGCAAGCTTCCGGAAGAGGTAGAGCAAATACCTGAAGAACAGATAGATGTATCAGTAGTTAGGAAAAAGAAGGATCTTTGTGAGGATAAAGGTGAATGTAAAGATCTTTACTTCTAAACATCAATAACACCCTCATCTTTATCAACCAGCGCCTTCATTATATCATCTCTTGATAGCAGCATCTTAGTTTGATTATCAGCTAAATTAAGTCTTTCCTTACTTTCAACATCTAACTGCTTTACTGCAACTTGTGTTTCGTTTCTTTCTTTAGCAGTATGAAGACGATTAAGCGTATCGATAGCTGATGAGGAAGCTTTAATTAATTCAGCTAAAGCAGCTACATCTCTATTTTCTGGAGCAGAAGATATATAATCATTAACGTTATCTACTATAGTCAAAGACTTTTTGATGAGTTTGCCAGAATTTTGAATAAGAAAGTCCTCTAAATCGTCCTTATTCAAGACACTTTCTTCTATAGGAGCTTTTGCCATTTTATTATTACTCTTTAATTGATTAATAATATCATTAACAGCTTCGTCTAATTCTTCAGCCATACTTATATTTAATCGACACTTGAAAATTTTACATAGTATATTATCATACGTATATGTTACTACAATTTGAAAAGACTCATGTAGATGCTGTACTACCTGGTAAGAACCATGATAGTGATACAGGTATGGATGTTACTTGTATTGAGGACTTTACAGTACCGGCCGGAGGATCAGCAGTAGTCGGGGTTGGTCTTAAGTTTGCCTTTATCCAGCCAGGCTATTGGGTAAAGATTGAAGGTCGTTCTGGTCTAGGCTTTAAGCATGGTATTATGCCTCATCCAGGTATCATTGATAGTGGTTATCGAGGTGATGCTGGTATTAAACTTTATAACCTTACTAGTACAGATTACGAAGGTAAAGCTGGTGATCGGATCGCTCAGTTAGTTGTTTATGCTAATCATGATGTAATAGTGACTGAAGGTGATGTTGTAAAGTCAGAGCGAGGTGAAAAAGGCTTTGGTTCTTCTGGTAAATAATTATGATTGATTTTGATAAAATTTGGGTTGAGAAATATCGTCCTGCTAAGCTTGATGATATTATCTTAGATGAACGTACTCTTAATATTGTTAAAGAGTTTAAAAATGAAATTCCTAATCTTCTCTTTGTTGGTAATCCCGGTACTGGTAAGACCACGCTTGCAAGAGTTATTGTTAACGATATACTCGGATGTAATTATCTTTATATTAATGCTTCTGATGAGTCTGGTATCGATACTATCAGACATAATATTACTAACTTCGCACAAACTAAGTCATTTGATGGTGGTATAAAAGTAGTAATCTTAGATGAAGCTGATGGACTTACTCCTCAAGCGCAAGCTGCATTGCGTAATACTATGGAGACGTTCGCTAAATATTGTAGATTTATTCTTACTGCTAACTACAAGCATAAGATTATTCCTGCCTTGCAATCTAGATGCCAGGCTTTAGATATTAAACCTGTAATAGAGTTAGCTGTAAAGCGTTGTTATTATATCCTTAAAAATGAAAAAGTTAAAATATCCGATGAACAAAAGAAAAAATTCGTACAGCTGGTCAAGAGATTCTTCCCGGACTTACGGAAAGCGATTAATGAGCTCCAGAAAAACGTTATTGATTCAGAGCTGTGTATTGCTAGCATTAATAGCGATAACGAGCTGCTCGAAACTGTCTACAAAAAAGTAGTAAGTAAGAAGAGTCTTGAAGCTAGAAAGTACCTAATTGAGAATGAAGATAGATTTCAAGGTGACTATGATACTTTGCTAGCTAACTTCTTAAACTATATCTATAATACTAATCTACAAGATGCTCAAAAGAAAGCTTTTATAGCTAATATAGCTGATCATTTGTATAAGAGCGCTTTTGTAGTAGATAAAGAGATAAACGCTTTTGCGTGTCTAGTAAATCTAGAAAAATGTATATAGGAGTTACTCTCCTTGACGTGCCTTTTGCTCTTTCTCGTAACCTTTTTGGAATGCAGCTCCTGCTTGACCCATGAAACCACCTTGTCGAGCTTGAGTAGCAGCTAGTGCTTTACTACTAGCAGTTGCTCCTATTGCGAGTTTAAGCTGCTTTATAGTAATATCGTTAAGTTTTGTTTTCTTTAATCTTGAGTCAGGTGACGCTTCAATATGTGCTGCAAAAAGATCTTCTAATTGAGCAACGTGGTTCAAAAGTTGTGACTTTCGCTTTGCCGCTTCATTCTTATCTACACCAGCTTTATACATTCCCTTGACGTTATCCTTAACTTGACCTGCTGCAGCTTTTGCACCAGCACCAACTCCAGCAGCGACATCCTTAGCACCAGCTACTGCGTTTGTAGCGGCTCCTTGAATAGCTTCTTTACCGGCTTTCAATACATTTCCAACACCAGATGCTGCATTGCGAAGTTTACCTAAAAGTTCTTCTAAAACTTCTAACTCCATAGGAGTAGCATTTTCAATTACAAGTCGAGCTTGATCAATTGTCAAATTAGAAAAATTTTCTTTTAGTTGGGTTGCTTGATAAGCTTGCTCAAGCAGGAGTGAGTCTGAATGTCGTTTCATATTATTATTTAGTAAGCGCTAGGACCTTTTGTTAAATCCCCGAGATATTGTTGAGTGTATGAAGCAGAATCAGATGGAATAGTTGTATTACTATCTGGCAACTCTCTTTCGGTGTTACCATCTCTAGCCTCAGGAGCTTGTGTAGTTTCAGCTTCTTCAGGCTTTATAATAACATCGCTCTTTCTCTTAAACACATCAGGTATAGGAGGGAGATTAGGATAAAATTCCTCAGACTGTCCTAAATTACTAGGAATAGATACATGATGTGAATATCGTCCCCCTCCATCGTCGAGAGCTAAATCTAATACAACGTCTAATGTTGTTGTATCTGCATTAGCAGGGTAGCGTGCTGATGTTGTGTCTTTTATACCTACAACTCTTACATGCTGACCTGAATCAATCATTTGCTGCAAAAGCTCTTGTGTATTAGTACCTAAAGATTTAAACTCATCTGAATTTTTAAAGTTATCATTGAACTTAAAAACATCTCCTACAAGAAAGCCTCCACGCTCATACCTTTTCATATAAGATTCGTGCAAACTTACAAACTTTTTATCGGCCATATGATTATTTATGCCAACTTGTACAGAATCACACGTTATCTAAAAATTCTTTTACAGTTTTAAACGCTTCAAATACTTTAATATCCTCTTTACTTGCAAGCTTTACTGGTTTCTCATATTCAAATCTATGAGAAGTATGTGCATCAACAGTTTCAATAAAAGAAATACCATCATGATGGACAGGATTATAACGAGGTAGATCAAGTTCGATAAAAATAGCACGTTTAAGAGCCTTGCCTAGATCTTTATGATCAACTTCTACTTCGGTAATGAGTTTTCCGACAATCTTCATATCTAATTATATTATAGTTCCTTAATATGAATATGCTACATTAAATATAATAAATGGCTTTGATAAAATTAACAGATACCTCAGTTAGTAATTTAGATGGTAATTCGCTAAAACAAGGGTATCTTTATAAAGATTTATTTTTGGATCTTGAAACATCTGTTTACTACAATAAACAGTTTAATAAATCTACTATATTAAAAGACGCGCAAGGTTTATATGATGAGAATGCTGTTCTTAATAGTATAGCCAATATTTTTCTCACAGCGCCTGGGCAAAAAATATTAAGTCCAGAATTTGGTTTAGATTTAAGAAGATATTTATTTGAACCTATAAGTGATTTTAGCGCGTTTGCTATTAAAGATGATATACAAAATAGATTACCTTTAATGGAACCAAGAGTCGAGATAGAAGGTGTAAGTGTAATTCCAAACCCAGACGATAATGAATATAGAATTAATTTACAAATAAACGTCCCTTCTTTAGATGTATATGGGATCTCAGTGAGATCGGTATTAAATAACAACGGATATATTATATTTTAATTATGGCTACTCCTAATAACAAAGATAACGAATTTTTAGATTTTAGCTTACCGCAGAATGCTTATGTGGCCTTTGATGCGGTGAGTCTAAAAGACTATATAGTAAACAGACTTAATACGAACGAAAAGTTTACAGATCAGAATTATGATGGTAGTAACTTAGCTGCAGTTATAGATATTATAGCTTATTCTTATCATGTACTATTATTCTATTTAAATCAAACCGCTTCAGAGGTTAATTTTGATCAAGCTTCTCTCTATGAGAATATGAATAAGATAGTTAAGCTTATTGGTTATAAACCAGCTGGTAAGCAAACTTCTATAGTACCTATAAACGCTGTAGGCTCAGCTAGTATGCCTATAGCAAATTATACTATAAGAAAAAATTCTTACTTCTTAGCTGATGGGTTTCAATACAATTTTATTGATGATTACTCTTTTAATAAAACTGAAGCGGGAAGTCAAACTTTAAAGAGTTTAAATGATTCGGTAATTTTATACCAAGGCTCTATAAAGGAATATCCGGATTACCCCGCGCAGGGAGAAGAATTTGAGTTGGTTCCTATTGTAGTAAAAAATATAATTGATAATCAAGTAGAAAAATTTATAGCTGATAATACTATTGATGTTTATATAAAAGAAGCGGATAGTAACACATATTATCTTTATAAAGAAGTAGATAGTTTATATCTTTCCGATTCTACTGATAGAGTATACGAAAGACGTTTAAACGAAAACGGTTTTTATGAAATTAAGTTCGGAAGTGGTGTTTTTGGAAAGAAATTAAACGCTGGAGATATAGTTTCTATTAACTACATTCAATCAGATAATACTGAGGGCATTATAAGCAAAAACGTAATAAATGGAGGTAAGTTATTTGTATATGATTCTTTAAGACAAAGACAAATTTTTAACGATACGTTCGCAAATAAAAACGAAACAACATTTATAGATAGTTCTAATTCTTCTTTATTATCTATTAATAATCCTCAAAATTCAACCTCTCTTTCAGATGAAGAAACAGTAGATGAGATAAGAAAAAATGCTCCTAAAGCCTTTTCTTCACAACTACGCTTAGTCAACGAATCTGATTATGAGGCATTTTTAGAAAAGAATCTAGCTAACGTATTAAACAGTATATCAGTAGTAAATAACGATTCGTATATTAATGAATATATACAATATTTTTATGATATATGTGTTGATCCTAATAAGGTAAATAGAGTGCTTATAAATCAAATTAACTTCGCTGATGCTTGTGATTTTAACAATATTAATATTTTTTGCGCACCAAAGTTCACTGTTACACAAGATAAATTCTTTCCTCCTTATCTTTCAGAATCATTTAAAAATTTAATTGTTGAGACGTGTAAAGAAAGAAAGATGGTTTCAAATACTGTTGTACCAAGAGACCCAATTTATATGGCTTATGGTTTAGGATTTACTAATTCATCTGATTTAGATTTAAAT